TCAGGGAGTTTATTGTACATAGTTTCGATTTCATCGTCCATGTACAAATTTAATCCTCCCCAGAAACTGGGGAGCATTAATTGCCAGTACACTCCACTGGAGCGATCTGGCAGAAGGGAACCCATTCTTTCAAAGAATCGGTCCCGTACCATTTTTACCCACTTTGTGGGGAAATGGTCTTTATTTAGCCACTTAAGGGTCCTTCCTAAGGAAATTCCCTTACCGATTGCCGTATTACGATCTGATACGACATCGAACGACTTAGTCGTAGGGCTAATTAGCCTCACCTTTATCGAATCGACAAATGGTGAAGCTTCGTAGTCTAATGTACTATCATTGATAGTCTTTAGACACCAAGGTGTATAGATATTTCTAATATCTATCACCTTTTCACAGTATTTCACCGCTATGCGGGAAATACCGTGTTTGCCTTCTGAAATATGGTTACCTAATTTCAGATGGTAATATGTTATGTAGTCCAGATATTGTCTGGGGCCTATGGCCAGGTGATCATCACCTCCTACATGATATGTGCGATATGGGTCCTTCTTTAAGAAGGACTGCATAACGCTAATGTGGTGGAACTTGCGATACGCGAGTTCTTCAACCACTAAATTCATGATGGAAAGAATACACTTTGTAAGTGGTTCCCCCATCATTACGCCTCGAACTTGATTCTCTGAAACAAAGTCGGGGCCAATAAACGTTCGATCTGATTCAATCAGATCTAGCGCTATAGTTATCAAATTGGACCGGATTCCGGTTCCAAAGATAAATCCCATCAGCAGTCGCACAGCAACTGCCTTTGGTATGTGATCGGTTGCCTCTTTGAGGTCCGATGATAAACAGGCGTACTCATTTGGGTACCCCTGCTGACAGAACAGGTAAAGGCTTTGCCAGGCCTGGTCTGTCTTTTGTAGGGAACTCCTCACAGAGGGGTGTCCCTTTAATATATCCTTCAACTGATGGGCTAAGCCCTGTTGGAGGATATTTAGCCAGTAAGGACCTGTGGTCACAATCCTGACTTTAAATCCAGGTTCGGGTACTGTAAGTACTCGACACGGGATTCCTAAACCGGTTAATTGCCAATCGACATAGTCGAGATAGGCAACAACAAGGATTTGAGCGCCTATGGCTTCATCAAACCCTTGAAAATAGAGGTGTAGCTTTGCAAACTCCTCTTCTTGAATAGGACTCCCAAAGGGAGTCTCTTCATAATGGGTATACGGTGTCGATCGACACCAGTATCTCCATCTAGGACGACCTTTTGGACAGCATTGCGGTCCAAAGGGCGTTTCAATTATCTCGTCTTCCTCTGGACAGACGGATAATCTAAGAGTTAGGGCTTCCCTAATCTCTTTTCCTCTACCTCCTTCAAGGACAGTAGCGGCATACGAACCCGCAATTCCCATAGAGATATGCGGTTTCGATATAATGCGTCTGTCACAAAGTGACACGCATTTTTC